GAACGTGACGAGCGACACTTCCGCGAGGTGCGCGGCGAGACGCTCGACGACTCCATCCGGTCGCCTCTGATCCTTTAACGGTTGGAAACCTATAGAGAGATCCGTTAGCGCGTTATCGCGGACAAGTTCGAGAATCTCATCTCCGCGCGGTCCTTTACTAACGCGGAACTCGCCATAGAGACCGGACGTATCTTCGCGGAGAAGTGTCGCGCGGCCGATAGGGAGAGCCTTCGAGTCGTGACCTACGAGAAGTTTTACGCGGTGCGCGGCTCGAGCGACGTTCGCGAACGCTCCGCGGCGGAACACTTCCGTTAGTCCGGCGTGGATTCTCTGCTCCACGTCGAACGGGACGCAGATACCGCAGATCGTCCGGCCGTCGCCGTCGCTACGGATTTCGAGATCCGTTTCGTAGGACCGATTCTCAATATTCATACCGGGGAGTCCTCCGTTCCGGTTTCGATAGGGACGCCGGCCGGTGGCCGGTCCTCGAGTTCGCGGATCTCGTCGACGGTTAGAAAACCGGCGCGGAGCGCGATTTCGTGCGCCTGATAGCGCGTCAGAGTGTCCGCGCGGAGTAGCGAGTCGTACGAAAACCGCGCTCTCTGGCCGCGTGGCAGATAGTCGGAGAGAGCGGATTCGATGCGGGACGTAATAGGCATAATCGACGTCCGGAGATATTCGAGCGACTGCGCCTCGACGTTGGAGTAGGTGCGAGACGAGTTCGGAGCGCCGACCATCGTTCCGGGAATACCGACGATGTTCGCGGCGTCGCTAGTGGACTGAAGTCGGGTCTCGATTAGTTGGGCATCGTTCGCGTTCGCGTTAAGCGGGAGCGCGGACGTCGAAGAGTTCAGTACGACCGGCTCGCGGTTCCGTCCTCCGTAAACCTCTATCCACTTGGACTTAAGCGCCTGCGCCTCGATCTCCGTCAGATCGTCGTTCTCTGACTTAAGGACGTAGGACGGCATCGCGCCGCCATCGAAATACCGCGCCGCATACTCGAGCACGGCCACGGCCGCGGCGATGCCTTGCCTCTGCGCCGCGAGAATCCCGAGACCTACGAGATCGCCGGGGAGCGAGAATCCCTTAATATGGAGAATCTGCGACGACGTGTACGGAATAGGCTCGTTATCGACGCGGTAAAACCGTTCGCCTTTTTCGCGGAACACGGTTACGCGGTCCGGTGCCACGGGATAGAACGACTCCGGATATCCCGACGGTCCCGGCTCTCCGAGAATCGCAATATAGTTACCGTGAATAATGAGAGCCGCCGCCATCGCGGAGAACGTTTCGACGCGGGTCTCGAGAGCGTAAGGACGCTCGAGAATCCGCGGAGTCGGTTCGAGAATCTGATCGTTCCGGTACGCGTGGATCGAGAGAGCGCCTACCGTGTCGCTAATCATCGTGACGGCTCGCCAGATCGCCGGCACGGAGAGCGCCGATTCGGTATCGACCGGGACGCCGGCCCACGTGTCGACCGCGGTTCTCGAGACTCGTCCGGTCGAATCGACGTATACGCTCCGGCGTTCCGCCGGCCCGGAAAAGAGACGATTTAGCACTAGTTACCGCGCTCCGCGGCGATTCCGAACGCGAGACACGCGACGCCGGCGAACGCGACGCCTACCGGGATAGCGACCATTCCGAGCGCCAGAGTGACGAGACCGGAGCCGGCGATCTGAAGTACGAGCGGGACGAGCACGGTCCGCCGCGGCGGTTTCTTCGACGTAGCCATACCTAGAAGATTCTACTACGCGGCTTGTCGATGGGTGCTCTATTCGTCGCGTGGTGATATGCGATAGTCGCGGCGAATAGCGGCGTGAGATCCGCGGTCTCTATTGTGCGGGACCATAGCCAACCGGACGCCATAGTTTTTTTCTTCGCGGCGGCGATCGCGGCCTCGAGCGACGGGTGCGGTCTAATCCGGATCGCGTCGTCGAGAACCGCGTCGTAAAAGAGACCGCAAGCGGCGACCATATCGCGGAGCGAATATCGGACGACCGGGATTCCGCCGGCCTCGAGCCGGTCGACGAGGCTATTCGCCGGCGAATATCCGTCGACGACGAGCGTTCCGCGGTGCCTGCGCCAGAGTTCGAGAACACGGTCGACGACCCAAGAAACCGATTCTCGATGTTCGATTAACTCGACGCGGCCGGTTTCATCCGAGACCGCGACCGACGCGTAGGCGCGGTCGATAGAGACGTCGATTCCGAACGTGAGACGTCCGGCCGGTTCCGTCTGCGGGTCGAGCACCTTCGCGACGAGCCGCGCCGGGATAGCGGACTCGTCGAGAACCGTCGTCTGACAGAGATACGCGCGACGAAACTCGCCCTCTGACATCGACGCGCGAGCGTGGCGGATAACCGTCTCGTCGATCGTGTATCCGAGCGCCGGGATAGTCCGCGCCCACACTCCGGGATCGTCGATATCGTCGTCCTCGCCGGCGGACCATTCGAAGAACGCGACGCCGGTATCTATCCCGGATTCCACTAGGGCGCGGCCCTGTTCGATTTTCCGTTTTAGATAGAGCGACTCGAGCGTACCGGCCGTGGAGATAACGAATAGTTGCGCGTCTCGTTTCGTCGCCATCGCCGGCAATATCGCCTGCTCGCGGCGGTCGTCGGTATCTGACATAGCCTCGTCGATGACGCCTAGCGATATGACGCGGCCGTGTCCGGCGGTGGGCGTCGATGGCATTACGTCGATACGCGAACCGTTCCGGAAATGGATCGACTCCATACCGGCCCCGCGATAAATGCGTTTTACGGACGCGGAGAGCGGAGACGCCTCGAGTAGTGGAACCTGATCGTCGATTAACTTCCGACGAGCATCCCATCCGGTCTGCGCGGTATATCCGATCGTCTGCGGCGATCCCCAGAGTAACGCGCGGTGAAGTTCGAGAATAAGAGTCGTCGTCGTTTTCGCGCATTGGCGCGGCATAACGACCACGATCTCGCGGTACCGCGGTAATCCTTCGGACGTGATCTCGAGCGCGACGTCGAGAATCTGTCTCTGATGCGGCATTAAGTCATATCCGAGAGCCTTCGCCACGGCCGCGGCCTCCGCGCCGCGAGTCTTACTTCGCGGAGTTCTTTTCGTCGCGTACCGCGGTATCGCGGATACTCGCGACGAGCGCGTCGAACGGGTCGCCATATTCCGAACTTTCTTCTCGTAGTGACTTCTCCGCCGCGCGATATTCCCGCCATAGCGCCGCCGACTCCGGTTCCGCGTCGAGCATCGTCGCGAGACCGCGACAGATCTCCACGCGAGCGCGGTCGATGCCAGCGAGCCGGCCGTCTGACTCGAGCGCCGCGATCGTGCTCTCGAGCGCGGTTCTCTGCGGTCCGTAGATCGGCCGGTCCGAAATGCTCGAGATATCGCCGGATTTCTTCGGATTCGCCGGTTTCGTCATCGTTCCGAACCGGTTCGGGAAGATTCGTCCGGAATATAAACCGACGGGACTACGCCGGGGTCTCCGGGTGCTCCGTGGGGAAAAACGTCGTCGTTATCGTGCGGCCAGTTCGGGACGTCGTATCCGAGCGACTGCGCTCGAGACTCGAGCGCGAGTAGCGCGATCGCAAGAATCCCGAGGTTCTTCGATTTCTCGATCGACCGGTGCTCGTGCGGGTCGACGAGATAGGAGAGTTTCGCCAGACGCTCGAGCATCGCGTCGATGACGAGTCGCCGGTCTGCGTTACTTAGTGTCATCGTTACCACGTCCTCGAGCCGGTCGTCCGGGCCTTCGTATTTCGTGCGAGATTACAGTTCCGGCACGACCCGCGGAGATTATCTTTATCGAACCATTCTCCGCCCATACCTACCGGGAGGATATGGTCGACTTCGGTCGCGACGCGCGTACATCCGTAGCCGCGGATCTGGCATACGTGGTCGTCGCGTAGGAGTATCTCGCGGCGAATCCTGCGCCACGGTCCGGAATACTGCGGTTTAGTCATCGCGAGACTCCGGCGTAGGTGGAGCCGGCGACGGGTCGCCAGACGACCGCGAGCGAGCCGGTATCGGTTCGCCGGCGTTCGTCGGTGGCCTCGACGAGTCCGAGATCGGTTAGTTCTTGGCGGCGCTTGCCTGCGCTCGAGCGGAGTAGTCCGGTCGCTATGGAGAGTTCGTAGTCGGTGGCGGTGCCGGCGACGACGAGCGCGTTCCATATCCGCGCACGTTGAGAGGGTCCGCGTTTCGATGCTCGAGCGGCGGCGGCGTGGGACGTGTCCGGGTCGGTTGGGCGGACGAGTGTTCGCGGGTCGCGGTAGTGCTCCGGCTCGACGGGAATCGGGTCGAATAGGGACGGTTGGTATGCCACGGGTTTATTCTCCTTTATGCGCGGTAGTAGGTGTTGAGAGCGTCGACGATGTTCGCGTATGCGTCGTCGTATGCCGGCGAGTCGGGTCCGTATGCGTGGATCGCGTCGACGAGTTGTTGCGCGGCGTGGAGCACGGAGCGGAGCATCTCGTTAGTTCTCTGCGTTTTTTCGAGCGTCTGGCCTATGGCGTGGATTTCGTCGAGTACGCGGTCGAGTGTGGTCGCCGGCATTAGTCGTCGTCCCGCGAGTAGTCGATAAATCCGGCGCGGCGGAGTTCCGCGGAGAGTTGGGTTATGACCGCGATCGCGTCGTCGATGATCTGTCGCGGTCCGGGTGCCTCCACGATGGCCGGGTGCTCGCGGAGCGCCTTTAGATCGTGGCGGGTTTCTTTCGGGTCGAGTCTCATTCCCATATCATTACTCTATTCGTGCTCCGTGTTGTGGATTTCGGGTCGTGCGATGGAGTCGCGGACCGCGTACAGATACTCGCGAACCGCGGGATCGTGGCCGGCGACGTAATCGTCGATCTGATCGTCGCGTCCGAGTCTCGCGAGACTCGCGACGTGCGCGGCCTGCGATGCGTGACTTTTCGCGTATGGAGATTTTCCTAGTTGGCTCTGTTTAACTCTGGCTCTGTTTAGGTCGTCACCGGTGGGGATACCGGTATCTCCACGGGTGGAGGTACCCTTCCGCACCGGTGCGGAGTTTCCCATCCGGAGCGTGTAGATATTCGACGTCGGGTCGCCGGCGTCAGAGAATCGGCGCTCGACGGTCATCGCACCGATAGCGACGAGTTCATCTTTAGCGCGGTCGATAGTGGCCGGCGAGACTC